CAGTAATACTGTTCAGTGAGGTGGAAATTAATAGCGGCTGTGGGTTCATGCCAATTTGAAACTTTAACCTTATATTCATCTTCAGTCAGTTCAAACCACGGTTTGGCTCCCTCTGTCATTTCTAACAGCCTTTCCACCACACATCTCAATGGGGGTATAAAATGGACGTTCTTCTGTAATCCCAAAACAATCCCACGAACCATCGATTCTCTCGTAACGTTCGCGGGTGGATTTAGAACATACCCCAACTTCGCCAGGACACGACCTGGCTTTGGTCCGAAAACGAACCCATCCTTAGTTTCATAAAGGCGAGCGGAACAAAATTCTACCTCGTACTCGTTGTCTCTGTACAAGGCCTCACTATCAAATCCTAGAGTGGCCATACCTCGCTTCCACGGAAAATGGCGTTTCTCAACATGCCTCATGGCATTATCATCACCCTGAAGCAACATTCGTATGGAATGCTGCGACTGTTTGACAGTACGTTTTGTCCACTTACAATACAAGTACAAATGAGCCAAACCATTGATTACTGAATTCATCAAGGATGTGTAAGGATCTCCAGATTTCCTGGTTCCTTCACAAGTGTAATGCCAGCCGCAATGGGTAACTCCATGCGTTTCAATATTTGCTGTCATAAGACTCAACACTGCTCGTGGCGCCGCGAACTTTCGGCATAACCACACTTCATACTCACACCAAGGTTTGCTAATCGAAGAATCAAATTTCCCCAAATCATCTTCGAGCATTTCCCCTTGACCCTCCATAAAGTAGTTCGCTGTTTGTTCAGCTGACATACCACTTGTAAAACAGAGGTTGTTTTTGGTATTCCATCGTCTTTTGAGCAAATCTTGCAAGGCCATAATCCATGGGCCAACCAAACAGATAAACTGTGGTTGCGCTCCTTGGATTAATCTTGGGGCTTTATCCTTCACGCCTCCTGGTGACCAATACAAGTTGTTCTCTTTCTTCACGAAGGAAGACCTCATCGTCCAACGAAAAAGTTGATCTGGTGACAACACACTATCTTCAGTGATACCTTCATTCACCAAGTCAACCATCGTTTTGGACAAGATTCGCTTGACACTATTTGAAGCATTGCTTCGTCGCAAGTACTCACTAAAGCTTACACTCTTAACGTGAGTCATACGCGGGAACAAATTACCGTGATTTTGTTTACACCAACGCAAACAATCAACCAAACCAACAGCTATACCATTTACTTCTGCTGTCATGGGGGCGATAGTTGCAGCAAGGACTCGAGCTAACAGAGCCTGCTTTTCGTTGTGTTTGTTCCCTGCATAAGCACCTGGAGCATACAGTTTTGTGTCAAAACAGTATTGCTTAACGACACCTTTGGTCGTGTCGTACTCCATTTTTACCAGGTTCCGTC